CCTCGTCTGACTTAACTGTTGGCGAATACATTAAACCATATTGTACAGGAGCATAAACTATGACAGCTAATTTCGGAGAGTACTACTTGAGTTTTAATCTACGCAACGGTGTAGGTATCGACTTAGAGTTCGCAGACAGTAAGCCAGTGTGGATTAGTAATACACTGACAGGTTCACTAAGTGCGGCATCTTTTGAGGGCGTTGTGTTTCTTGCCCCCTTTATGATAGTAACATTCGGCAAGGTGTGGCAGGAGGATGAGTGATGCAACGCATGGCGGCAAAGGAGATCGCCAACGGAAAGTAAACAAGGAACAATACGACAGTAATTTTGACAGGATATTTAAACAGGAGAAAACAAATGAACAAAGCTACGACAAAGGAAAGCCTCTTCAACGCGATGCGGAAAGCAGTAATGTGGGTGGAGAAGGAACAGGAAGAGTTGAAAAGTAAATTTGAAACAAGGTTTATTAAAACTGTAAGGACTGCTGTAATCTTGGCGGCCTTACTTACACTCATAAATGTTATTTTAGTTTTAAAAGGATGAACACTATGGATTTTATATTAACAGCAGTGGCTATAGTCGCTTGCATATATTTAATTAAACTTTTGTATGTCTCTGAACTAATGATTGACGATTTAAAAAAGGAGAGTCTAGATGAATAGTAAAAATGTATTGATAGGGCTTGCAGTTACAGGGGCTTTAGCTGTGTCAGGCTACTCGCTTTTTGAGAGCACCAAAAAAATTGAAAAGTTAGAGGGTCAGTTAGCTAAATTAAATCGCAATCATGTAAGATCAGTTAAGGATATAAATGAGTTGATTGAAACTTATGACGCGGTTAATAATTCACTGACTTACAACGAAGCGGGTATCAGCATTGTTATGGAAGACATAGCAAAACAAGATGATATTTTAACCTCGCTGACGGTCAACGATTCCATACTCTTAGATGAGATAAACGATGTCAAGGCAGGGCAAGACGAACAGGCCGAAGAACTACTAGCCGTTAAAGAACTAGCTACGGCTGTACCACCTATCGTCCCGCAACCTATAGTGGAGGTTGTTACAGCACCTGTTATAGTTGTTGAGCCTGAACCTGAGCCAGAGCCAGAGCCTGTAGTTGTAGTTGCTCCTGAACCAGAGCCTGAGCCTGTAGTATACTTCTGCCCTAAGCCCGACAGCGGAGTTAACTTTGGCAGGTACATCAGCAGGTTATCTTTTAACAAGGCAGTTAAGTTTACTGTCTCTTTTGATATACAGGACGGAACAGTCGCCAATGTTTCCTTCACTCCTGAAGTCACAAAGAAATTAAATAGGGCGGTTAGTCGGTATCTCAATGACTCCATAACCCCTGTAAATAATGTGACTGATTGTAGCCTTCCGTTCACGATAGCTGTATAAATATGTTGACAAGGGGGTGAAGAGTGTGGTATACTCTCCCCTCAATTTTAACCACCACCACAAGAGGAAAGTAACATGGCTATACTTCAAGGCACAGCGTACTGGGCATCGGTCACTACACCGAACACGACCTTTGAACCTACGTACTCCGTAAACTTAGTTGTAGATGAGGCCACCGCTGAAGATTTTAAAGCGCGTGGATACAACATCAAGCAGATGGACGAAGGCCCATCCATTGTAATTAAGCGCAAAGTAGAAGGAAAGGACGGCACAGTACGAGCCGCGCCTAGACTTGTTGATCAGTACAAGAACCCTCTCGATGCTAAAGTAGGGAATGGTTCTGTAGTTAAGGTGCAGTACAATGAGTGGGAAACCACCAATAAGTTTGGTTCTTTTAAGGGCTTGGACTTCCAAGCTATGCAAGTTCTAGACCTTGTTGAAGTTGGTAGCCCCGATGGCTCTGAGTTTGAATCAGAAGCAGACGAAATGGAGGATGAATTATGAGTGACGCACCACAGTACACCTACATCAAAGACGATGTTACATATGACGTAGGTCAGTTATCACCCGAAGGACAGTCAGTATTCGGAGTCTTAGTGAGCGCACAAGGCAAGCTACGCGAAGCAGAGTTGAACGTAACACTAGCCCGCGCATCTATCATGACTCTCACTGGTAGCATGGACGAGCATCTAGTAGATGATGCAATCATTGAAAACTCTAACGAGGAAACCAACGAGGAGTAAGGCGTATGCCTTTTGTTAAACACAAGCTACCTTGTCCCGCTTGTGGAGGCAGTGACCCAGTTTCAGTTAACGACAATGGCTCTGGGTTCTGCTTCAGTTGCAGGACATACTTACCAAACTATAGCACAGCGGAAGTGCAACAAGATGATGATGTAGAAACGGAGTTTGAAATACATCAAAGGAACAGCAAGATGAATAACAGTTCAACAGCTACATTTAATGAATTGACTGACCGCAAGATAAGCTTAGCTACAGCTAAGAAGTACGGAGTCAAATCAACAACACTGAACGGCAAGATAGACAAGCACTACTACCCCTACTACAACGGACACGAGTTGTCAGGAACTAAGATACGTAAACAGAACAAAGACTTTGCGTGGACAGGAAGTCCCAAGGAAGTAGGTTTGTTTGGAGAGAACCTGTTTAAAGCAGGCGGTAAGTTTATAACTTTAACAGAAGGCGAATGTGATGCGATGGCCGCTTACGAACTAATGGGTTCTAAGTGGCCTGTCGTTTCTATTAAGTCAGGCGCACAAGGCGGGATAGGTGACGTTAAGAATAGCCTTGAGTACCTTGAGTCTTTTGATTCTGTAGTCATTAATTTTGACAATGATAAGTATGGTAAGGAAGCGGCTCAGGCCGTAGCCAAACTACTGACACCTAAGAAAGCTAAGATCATGACACTGCCTGTAGACTACAAAGATGCTAACGATATGTTACGCCAAGGTAGACACGCGGCATACGTCAGTGCTTTCTGGGACGCTAAAATCTATACGCCTTCTGGCGTGTTGAATCTATCCGAACAGTTTAAAGCCTATCAAAAGCTACGGCTTGAAAAGAAAACAGCTATACCATATCCTTGGCGCGGCTTAAATAAAAAGCTAGAAGGTCTTAGGGCGGGTGAGTTAGTCACCCTTACAGGTGGCACAGGTCTAGGTAAGTCCTCTGTCACTCGTGAAATCGAACACTGGTTAATTGAAAACACCGAAGATAATGTAGGCGTTGTGGCTCTTGAAGAGAACTGGTCACGCACTGCCGAAGGTATCATGGCAGTCGAGGCTAACGCTAAGCTACACCTTGACAGTGTTAAGTCTCAGTACACTGAGGAACAACTAGACGAGTGCTTTAAGAAAGTGTTTATGGGTGAGAACGAGGGGCGCGTTTGGATTCACGCACACCACGGAGTCAATAACCTTGAAGACATCTTCAGTAAGCTACGCTACATGATCATAGGTCTAGATTGTAAATGGATTGTAGTTGACCACCTTCATATGTTAGTTCTATCAACCCTTGAGAATGACGAGCGTAAAGCTATCGACCAGATCATGCATCGACTCAGGACTATGGTAGAGGAGACAGGCTGTGGTATGATACTAGTGTCACACCTCCGCAGGGTTGAGGGCAATAGAGGCCACGAGAACGGCATCGAGACAGGGCTTAATCACCTTAGAGGTAGCCAGAGTATTGCTCAGCTAAGTGATTGTGTTATCAGCCTTGAACGCAACCAACAATCAGACGATGAGATAGAGGCATCGACCACCAAGGTTAGGGTGCTGAAGTCTAGGTACACTGGAGATGTTGGCGTTGCTACTAACCTGCTGTATGATGGCGCGACAGGGCGGCTACGAGAGTTAGATGATTATGATGCGTCTCAGTTTGACGGAGATATAATATGAGTAAGAAGTGTAACAAGTGCGGGGAGGTTAAGGAGCTTACGGATTTTTATAAACAAACTAATGCCAAGGATGGACACGCCTATATGTGTAAGGTATGCACTTTAGCTAAGAGCAGTGCTTGGTACGAAGCTAACAAAGAAAGAGCAAGGCTAACACGGTCTTCTTGGTATGAGGCTAATAGAGAAAAGAGTATCGCGAACAATAAGGCTTGGAGAAAAGCCCATCCAGATAGGTGCAAGGCTAATAGTAAGGCTTGGAATAAAGCTAATCCAGAACAAAACACCATCAAAAAAGCTGAGCGCAGAGCCGCTGTGAAACAGCGTACAGTGGAGTGGTCTGATCTTGAAGCTATAGAAGCTATATACGCAAAGGCTCGACACCTTACAAAAGTTACAGGGGTTCGACACGAAGTTGACCATTACTATCCGCTACGAGGAAAATTAGTTAGCGGTCTTCATGTTGAAACAAACCTACAAGTAATAACAAGCCTAGAGAACAAAATAAAAGGCACTAGCTTAAAACAATAAAGGCAAAAGAAAATGAGTAACTTAGTATTTGATATAGAAGCAGACGGCTTAGACCCCACGAAGATACATTGTATCGTGGCACAAGACGTTGATACAAAGGATGTGTTTACGTTTGACAACACGCAACTAGAGCAAGGCTACGGACTACTGCGCTCTGCAACTAAACTGATCGGCCACAACCTGATAGGCTATGACATCCCTGCAATTAAAAAGGTTGCCGGAATTGATTTGTTTGACAAGAAGATTGTAGATACCTT